TGCCCACTTTCTCGGAAGTTCGATATAATAATTCAACAGTCCAAGCATTATCATTCCACACCCCCGCCGTGGGGACGGTCAGGGATTCGGGGGAGCGGGTGCCGTCGATGAAGGAGGTGGCGTAGGTTTTTTGCTCCAATTGTGGCGCAGTTACCCATACAATATCCCCTACATTGCCTGAGGAAAAAAGAAAATGCACTCGACAATACCCTGTGCCCGTGGTGGTGAATTGAACCGTAAGCCTGGTAAAATCCGTTCCCGGTACATTAGGGCTTGAGTATACTTGCCCATTATTAGACCCATCGTGACACCAAATCATGACAGGTCTACCCTGAGATTTTACAAAGGCACTAATGGTATAAACTACCCCGGGTGTAGTTGAAACGGCGAAATCTTTATATATAACAGCTTGTCCTGTGCTTTCAATGACACTTTTTATTATATTTACACCATTAAACAATAGTCCAGTTGTCTCAATTGTTCTGGTTTGTGTACCCCAGGCTAGAGCCCATCCATTCTGAGCATTCCAATCAGCTATCGGTATAATATTCGTCGTCCCCTCCTCACCCCACCACGCTTGGCTGTACTTGCCAGGCTCGAAGCGGGAGACGTTGGCGGCGACCTGGATACCGTCGGATTTGTAGGCGACGGAGGAGCGGGAGAAGGCCCCCTGCCCAATATTATCACCGACTAAACTTATTACTACCTGCTTCTGCAAAGGGTCAATCAACGGTGTAAACCGCAAATAACCTTCAACATCATAATAAATATCCCAGGAAGGAATAAGGGCCAACTCTTTTATGAGTTCGGCCCTTGTGGTTCCCGGTTCTTTGGTTATTGTATATGGCGTTGTAACTGTACAGGTATCGAAAGCAAATTTGAATTCTCCCGCATCTGCCGCAACAGCCCTGATTGCATCTGCGACATTGGTTCCAATAGGGATTACGGTTGTATCAGTTAAGGTTCCTGCCAAATCGCCGTTCAATAAAGCCCATTTGTCAACACCCTGCAAAGTAACTGTTTTTTCTGAACCCTTGTGGATTGCTTCGGGGTCGGTCAAAACGAATATACCCCGGTTCCAGAAATAATCTCCTTGACTGGTCTTGATTCCATGTTTTATCCGCACTTTTACCCCCATGTTGGTTCTCGCGCCGTAGGGAATATATAAACCTTTTGCGTTGTTTATGGTCATGGTAAAGGTGCGTCTAACGTCTCGTGAAACGTCAATGGTAATGTTGCCATCTATGACATCAGCAGTATAATCTCCCACAAAGTTTTCGTTCCAGTCAAGCCATTCTATTTTGACAACATATTGCCTAATGGGTGCTGTTAAGGCATCAATTACGTGTTGGGGAAGAGAAATCATATTTAAGCACCACCAACTTCCACAAATTCGAAACTAACCCGCCTTGCCTGCCCAATCCGATTAAATAACTCGTAAGAAAATCCATATACATCAACCAAAAACGACTCACCAGCAGGGGTTCTAAACAAGACAGGTTTCTTTTCTTTGCCATCAATCAATTCCCTTAATCTTTCAACTTCTTCAGCTAAAGTCAAACCGTTAGTAACCAAAGAATCTGTAATTAAACCGCTGAATCCGCCTCTTATTGCTTTTTTACTGCCATATACCAAAGTCGGCATTTGCGAAGATAGTCCGAATATTTCTGCGCTATCTTGTTCAATCTTGAAGCCGTCCCATTGCGGTTCAGCATATAGTCTAAATCCTTTGCCAGTTGTTGTATCTATAACCCAATAAGTATCTAAGGGCGTAGGAGGATTATCATAACTAAATCCTCCAGTTAATACAGCTTCCTCCGCCTCCACCATGCCAAAACTTATCTCACGGGTCTTATCCATTCGATCTGTAGGATGTATCTCAAGGTCATACACGTAAACCTTTAACAAATCCCCAAAAGGCGAACGAAATATAATGGGAGTTGGAGAATCTGCATCCAATACCCTCCTTATTTGAGCGATGTATTCGGACCATGTCATGTTAGTCGGTTTCAGCAAAGTTGCCTGAAAACTACCACGATAGAACCGCACAGGGGAATAAAGAACTGTCGGATATTTGCTGTCAACGGGCACTTCTTCAGTTCTATTGCGTTCCGAATACATGCGTCCCCATTTGGGATTCGCTTTGAGTTTTACCGTTTCTTTGGTAGTTTCGTTGGTTAACCAATAGGAGTCCAAAACACAAGTTGAATATGCGCTTGTTGATTTGCTGCTTTCAATTCCATTTGTACCTACCGCTGAAACTGCGTATTCTTCCTGTTTGGAACTTCTGCAAGTTGTGTCATAACCAATCCCATTAATGATATTATCATGCACCAGTTCCCAAGAACCGTCTATGTTTTTGCGGTATAAACGGTTATACCCTACCCCTATTTGCCCCGGATCGGGGGTCGGGTTCGATATAACGATTACATTGCGCCCATTATCCGGGTCTGGTGTGGCTGAAATTATTACAGGGATTTTGGGGATTGAATCAACCAAAAGGCCAAAGGTGCGAATATCCGAAGTTACTTCGTTGCCTGCATTGTCCCATATGGTGCATTGAACTTTGTACCAATATTGCAGAATTTTTAATTTATCCGAAGGTTGTTCAACACTTGTGGCGGTGCTTTCTACCTTGCCTGAGTCCCAAAGTATTTCGCCCGTAGCTAGTGCTTCTAACTGATCCCATGTATAGGATTCTTGTTGTTCTGCGGTTAAGGAGTCGAAATAATCCCACGTTGTTCCCGTAAAAAGTCTGTACCGATAAGCAACCTGATAGTATCCGTTGGGGCTGTTGTAGACATGCTGGTAAACCGGAACTGCATTTAACGTTACCATGTCGGGATATGGATAAGTAATTGTTAGTGTTGCGGGATTACCAGCCCTAAATACCGCCCAATCAGAAAAAGCAGACTCCTGACCAGCATTATTCCTGATTTTTACCCGCCATTTGTATTCGTAAGTGTTGGTAAATGTATTGGCAGGGAAAACGTGTCTGGAAAGGGAACTCGTCTGCCAACTTGTGTTGTATACGGTAGCTCCCGATATGTTTCGCGCATATTCGATATAATATCCGGCCTGAGTACCATCAGATTGCCAAGTAAAGGTATTATCTTGGGTGGCTACGATTACCTGTCCGCCCCAAGGGGATAAGTTTGTCGGCATTAAAGGTGTTGCCAACAAGTGTCACCACCTTTTGTATAAAACACTTGAATATCTACTTTAGTTTTTGTCAAAATAATACTAACAAAGGAGGTGTACAAGCCATGAAGAAAACCTTGTTAGGCATAGTTGTTGGTTTTGTGTTAGGTATGTTCATAGCTTCGACTACTTCGTTCGGATATGCAGCAAATAGACCCATCACATTAATGATTGATGGCAAGATTGTCTCCAGCGACGTTCCTCCACAAATAATTAACGGTAGGTTAATGGTTCCTGTAAGAGTAATTGCAGAATCGTTCGGTGCTACAGTTGAATGGGACGTAAGTACGCAAACAGTAAAAATCACAAGGAACAACCAAGCACCTTCTACCCCATCCATTACTCCCAGCAACGAAAGCGAAAAACAAGAGTTCCTTAAAATCAGCAAGGAAACTGATGATTTGATTGCTAAATACGAAGGTAAACTAAGCGAACAAAGCACGTTAAGCCAATCAGAAGGCGATAAAATCTACAACGAAATAGTAAACATGATGAACAAGTTGACCGCATGGGGAGAGTTATACCCTTACACAAATATAAAGTCACTATACGGTAATTGTTTGACCGAAATGGGGATTGCGATTATTAATAAATCGGCTCTAAGCACAGAATTTGCAAACACCACGTTTGAACAGAAGTACAAGAATGCATATTCTAAGTTTCAAAATTACAAACGCGCAATAGAAGCCGAAAAAACCAGACTGCGCAAACTAAGATATATTGACTAAAAATTAAGAAGCGGGAGAGTTATTCTCCCGCTTCTTTAACTAACTGCCAGTTGCCGGATATTCCTCAAAAAACCACTTACATCGTACACATTAGGTAATACAATATTCCCAAATTTCATGGTGTTTGTGGTTGTGTTATTAACCACATTTGGCTGTCCTGTTGAAATACGTACCTTTGGCACTTGAGCATACACCCTTAGTTTTTCAACCCCAACAAAGCCTCCTAGATTTCTTACGTCCTGTGCCGTTAGTACATACTCACCAGCATGAAGTTGAGCAACCTCGTCTCGATATATAGGACCTCCTATCGCACGACTTGTTGTTGCGCCCAGTGTTGCTGTTGCCATCTGAGCCTCTTCCATTGCCCTCACAACAGATAAAAATTCGCTTCTCATCTGAGAACTATATGTTCTTACTATTTCGAGCATAATATCTAATTTACCGCTAAACGTAGCGTTAAGGTTATCCATTATTGCCCGCAAATCAGCATTCATTTGTTGTCCGCCCTGTTGTAGTATCTGCAACATTACTTGATTCGAATCTCTAAAGGCTTTTTTACGTTCCTCGCAAGCCTTAACAAACTCATCCTGTTTCTTTCTTTCTGCTTCAATCTGAGCCTCAAGCTCCCTCCGATATTGCTCCCTTTGCAGTTCCAACTTCAAATCGTTAAATGCTTGCTGTGCTTCAAGCACCCGTTGGTTAGCTTCTTCGACTCTTTTACGTGCGTTTTCGACTTCTTCTTGGGCTTGGCGAACGGCTTCGGGGTCAGCGATGTAGGTCCAAACACCGCCTTGGAAAATCCGAACGTTTCTCTCGTTCTGGACGTTAGCAAGTTTTGTCTGTGCCTTTTCTAGTTCTTGTTGGGCCTCTTGTTGAGACCGCATCGCCTCCTCTATATCTTTCTGTGCTTGCAGAATCCGGTTCTGCCGTTCTAGTTCTTCATTTTCTTCATTAAGCAAGTCTATTTGTCTCTGTATAGCTTTAATACGGGCATCACTAGCTGTCTTAAATGCTTCTTTTTGAGATTCAATAACCTTAATTTGCTCGTCGATGGCTTGTTCGATAATACGTTTACCAATATCCACAATTTTCTGTTGAAGTTCTAGTCTATCCTCATAAAGTAAATTAGTCTGTTTTATGCGGCTGTATAACTCAAACTGTTGCTGTAAACTTATTTCGCCGGCATCAACTAACTTATCTACAATTCTGGACATTTCCCTATATTGTTCGGAAGGCATGGCTCTTTGAGTCCGTTCAATACTGAACCATTCCTGTTGTAACTGTGCCATTTTTTCTTTTACGTTTTCGATTTCATCCCCGAGTCTATTATAAGCTTCTTGCCCTTCAGATGTCCTAGTATTAAGAGTTTTTTGTCTGGACTCAAGAGTAGCCAAAGCATTCCGATATAACTCTATTTCCTTCTTAATGCCTATCTGCTTGCGTTCCAGAATCTCATACTCCTGCGATTGTTTTTGTAAACCAAGAACATAATCATTAAGGCTCTTAGCTGAAGTTAAATACATGTCTCTTTCTGCCGCAAGCATATCGAGACTACGTTGCAAAGAAGCATTAAGTCTTTCTCTAGCGTTTACCGCGGCCAATGTTTTGTCTATAAAATCTTCGAGCCAATCAGTAGAAGATATGCTACTACCGCCTTTGCCTGTTGCTGGTGCTGAACCTATATACCCCCCTCCACCCGATGGAGAAGCTGGTGTTCCGATATCTTGTATTTGGGATTTTAGCTCTCTTACTCGTTTTTGAGACGTCTTAAGACTCGCTTCCGCTTCCCGAAGAATTTCATTTTGCTTCTCCGCTTCCTTCTGAGCTTCGGCTAGTGCTTTGCGATCCCAAAATTCTCCGCCAGGTAAAATATTGTATTTGCCCTTTAAAAAGAAAGGCGTATACTGATACCATTTACCACCAGGAAGTACGGACTTGTAAGCCTCTATTTCTTTATCTAGAATTTCCAACTTGGCAATCGCCGCTTTTTTGACTGCTTCCAATTCCCGTTGCTGGTTCTGTTCTGTCGCTATAGCTTTCTGCAACTCTTTCTTTTGTAATTCATCAATCTTGGCTATTATCATGTCAATTGTTGCAGTGCGTTTCAACCCAGCTTCCTGTGCTATATCCGCAATTAAACTTTCTGTCTCCGCAAGTTGTTGCTGTATCGTCTTCGCCTTTTCACTGTTTTTGTTTTGTTCTGCAAGGGCTTTTTGTAGCTTATCTCTTCGTTCTATTAAATCCTGTAAGATTCGCCGCTCATTTTCCCACTCTTGAGCATTCTGACGATGCTTTAGTATTTCGTCATCGTATTGTTTAATTATCCTTTCGCTTACATCTGTACTTTCTTTTACTGCATCGTTAGCCCTCTGAGAAGCATCTATCAGATTTTGCATCTCCTGACGGTTGATCTTTATAGATTGCGTCTGTAAATCAAAACCGTCTACTAATTCTGGTAACGATTTTGCTATTTCGCCATTTAAGTCCTTTAATTCTCCCAAAGTCTTGGTATATTCGGGAGTTCCTTCTTTTAGTCCGCGTAGTTTATTAGTCAACCTATCATATTCTCCCGCAAGCCTCTCGGCTATTTGGCCGTGTTCTTGTAATGCATCATTCGCTTTGTTTACCTCGCGGACAATAGTTCCTATGGCGGTTCCTGCTACTGTAAGCCCAAGTCCCCAAGGACCTCCGAAAAATCCCATTAAACGTCCGCCAATTCCTTTTACAGTGGAAGATAGTAATGTTGTAGCAGTGGCTATTGAACCAATACCTTTGGCTGTTTCAGTTATTTCACCAACACCTTTCGCTAATCCGCCAATACCGCTTGCTCCTAAAAACATTCCCAAAATTTTAACGGCAGCCGTTACTTCAACCACAGTTATAATAAACGTTTTTAAAGTATCGTTAAGACTGTTAAACCATTCAATTGCACTTGTAGCACCTTCAACAAGTGCTTTGAGTTCGTTCAACAAGCCTGTATCTCCTAAAGCCACAGCCAGTTGCTCTGCTGCCGCCTTAAGTTGCTGATACTGTTTGTCCAAGGTCTGCATAGTGCGCTCGTTTTCTCTCATCGAATACCCAAGCGCATTTTCTTGAGCAATCAGAACTTCATCGATTTTACTCCAATTTTGAAGCAAAGAAATTAGGTAATTCCGTCGGTAAATACCTGCGGCAGCTTGAGACAAGTCTCTTTGCTGAATATCCGTCAACTGCTTTTGCATACCTACAACTTCAGCTAGTTCTTCGGAATACAACCCCGCCTCTTCTGCCGCCGCTACAAACATATCTCTTGTAGCATCGGACATTTTGGGCCAACGTTTGGCTAAGTCATCAAAAATTTCAATTACGTTTCTAAACTGAGTTCTCGTTTTATCCGTGAATATCGCTATGCCTTCTTTTTCAAACGCCTCAATAGACTTCGGCCTTTGAATGAAGGATAAAATCGAGTTGAGTGCATTACCGACTTCCTTCCCTGTTCTTCCCGAAGCCTCACGCATTGTGGTAAGAATAGCTATCGTCTGTTCCAAACTCAACCCCATAACCTTGGCCGCACCGGAAGAACGGAGCAAGCCATCTACAAGGTCTTGGGAAGTTATCGCGAAATCATCTGCTACCTTGTTTATTTTATCAATGGTCGGCAAAAGCTGGTCGGCAGTAAGCCCCCATTGTGCCATAATTCCTATAAGTGATTGAGTAGCCTGTTCTGCGTTTAACTCCGCCGTGTTAAGCGCAAGAAGTGATGCTTTAGTCAATTCTAAGGTTTCGTTCATGCCATATCCGGCCTGCGCCCACCTTATGGCTATATCGCTTACCTGCACCCAACTGGTTCCGTATTCAATCGCCAGTTTTTGCAGCTCATCCCGCATCCCTTTAAAATTAAAAGTAGCATCTTCGGTGACGCGGGCTATGGTAGTCATCTGTTTTTCAACTTCGTTTATAGTCGAAATAGTTTCATTCAATGCGGCAGAGCCACCAATTAATAATGCACCAGAAGCCAACCAGGACAATCGGCGTTCCATTAGTCCCGCAAATCCCTTTGGTTTTTCCTCAAAGGCAGCGCGTCTTGCCTGCATATATAAAAGACGTTCCTGTTCAACCTGTTGCTTAACTGTAGCAAGTTCTTTTTGTGCCTCTTGCAAGGCTATTTTTTGTCTTATAGCACTTTCATGGGCTCTTATTCTCGATATTTCAGCCTCATTTTTTGCGATAAGGGCTGTTTTTCTAGCTTCGCTTTGTTGGAGAATAGCTTGTTCTCTGGTTAATGCCACCTGCCTTATAGCATTTTCTTGAGCCTTTATTTTTGATATTTCAGCCTCATTTTTTGCGATTATGCTAGTTTTCCTAGTTTCACTTTCCTGTATTTTTTGTGCTGTCAATGCCTGAAGCGAGGCTATTGCTTCTTGGTTTCTGGCTTCTCTTAAAGCCATTTCCTGTCTAATAGCACTTTCTTTTGCTTTTATTTGCGATATCTCTGCCTCATTTTTAGCAATTATACTAGCTTTCTTAGCTTCGCTTTCTTGAAGAATAGCCTGTTCTTTGGCTTGAGCTTGCTGTAATATTGCTTGAGATTTAGCCTGGGTTTGCTCTAATATTGCCTGAGCCCTGGCTTGTTGCGCCGTTAAAGGGCCAGTAGTATCCCCAAATGTGGTCTTTTGAAACTGTTCCTGAATCCGTCTCGCGGATTCGGCGGCCATTCTTTCTAAAGTCTGAAGTTGTTTTGCTGCATCCGATATACCAAATACCAGATTGGCTATAATCTTGTTGGTGAAATCTTCCACACACAACACCTGCCTTTTTCACTTTTAACAAAATGAAAAGGGCAGGTGTTACCCCGCCCCAAACAGCGACATCAATTCGCGAACGTCTTTTTCTGAATTAACCTCTACCTCTTCTTCTGGTTTATCTCCCGCACCATTCATCTTGGCGATAGCCTTAGCTAGCCATCCTGCCTGTTTTAATGTCATCTCGCCAACTTCTTCAAAGGTGCGCCCATATACAACGAGTAAAGACACAAGTTCTGCTAAGTCTTTTTTCCAAGCGGTATAATTTATATCATCTCGCCGTTTTTCCATCCTAAAGCCGCTTTGTTCGCAGAAAGAAGGACAATATTTCTTCGACTTCCGCCAAATCAAGTTTTTTAATCTGTTCTAAAGGCATAGTACCACGAAAAGCCTTTTTAATAAGTTCATACAGGGTTTTTTTTCTGGCTTCGTAGGTCTTATTGTCCTCGTCCTTGAACTTAATGAAATTCAAAGCTATGTCGGTTGTTATCACTTTGCCCAACAATTCCCCAACTTCTTCCATGTCCTTAAGCATGGCCGGTTTAGCTTCGTATTCAACGCCATCAACCGTATATTTCTTGCCTTTTGCAAATACCTCGCTAAGTTCACTCACAGTTTCGCCCTCCTTTGATTTTTACCCCTCCTGTATCAACTAACCAACAAAAAAAGAATAGGCCCAACCTGCGGAGGGGAACAGGTCGGGCCTATCTAACAATTCAACTAAACTCTAGCAATGGCAAAGTCTATCATCTTCTTATCGGGACGGCCTGGGTCAAGAATCTCAAACTCAAGAGCATGAGTCGCAGCAGTACCACGCGCACGATTAATTTCCATTGTGCCGTTGGCTTTCGCGCGGTAAATGGTGGCCGTTAGCTTCATATCGTTTCCAGAGGCATCCTTAAAGGTCGAGACATGCACTATCTGGACAACAGGAATTTGCCCGGTGGTTAGAACCGAAGCCAACGTACCGTCTGTCACGGTATATTTGTAGTCTATCAAAATGTTTTTGCCCGCATCGGCAGACGCAAAAGTAAGCGTTCCAGTCGCATAACTGAACTGCCCAGTAGTCGGAGTAGTAGTTTTGGTGAACTCTTGCCCGGTATCCGCATAACGGACTTTAACGCTTGTTTCAATGGCCGTAGTCTTATTTGCCAAATCAACTGTATACGGAGTACCCGATGGGATTGTCTTTGCTTCTCCCATCACTTGGACTTCAGTTGTACCGTTAGGGGTTACGGTAGCCCCCATTGCGGCCTTCAAAAAGTCCGGGTCGAATTCGTTGTTGGTGAAAGAAACGGTAGCAGTGCGCTCTTTGTCGATTGTATCAAAGGGATAAAGTCCATCACCGCCGTATATCTTTTCAGTGGGGAAATTCAATGACAATTTCATGTCACCGAGGCGCAACAGACGGGCAACGGTGGAGCCATCGCTGGCACTGGTAATAATAGCCTCGCCAACGCCCTTAATAACAAAAGTCTTGGAAGGTGCAGTCATTGGGTTTATCACTCCTTTTCCTTATTTTTGTAGAAAAACAAAAACACCGCCGAACAGCGGTGTCGCACTAAAATTATTAAGTTTTAAAGAGTATTACTGTATCTGTTCACCTACTTTGAACCGCAAGACGTGTTTTTTTATCCCCGAAACCCCTGAAGTGTCGGTAAAAGAAGTCTGAAACTCAACAGGCAACGTTGCCCCTGATAATTGGATGTAGTGTAACAATTCTCTAGCCCTTTCGCCTATCCTCAAAACCCCGGCTTTGGTCGTTGCCGATTTCACACCAGTTGAGGAGTTGGAATAAATGGCAACTTCAAACATTGCGTCATATACTAAATCATTAACTTTGGATCTTACTCCGGGCACGGGATAAATACAGGCCAAAGGAATGTTGTCTACACTAAGCCCATTTGGTTCCATTTCCTGTTGAATCTTGGCTATTTTCTGTGAAACAGGAGAAGAAGGAACAAGCCCGAAAAAATCGAGGAATGCGGCATCGGAAGTTAACACCCCCCAAACCGCATTCACGATGGATAAATCAGACAAGGGCATCACCTGCCATCAGTAATGTACTTGTAAAAAGGAAAAGTCTGTACAACATTTAACAACCTTTCCACCACATAAGGACGACTTAACTGCACTATTTCTCTAAGCCAGTGTTGGGGTTCTCGCGGTGGAAGCCAGCGCTCCAAGTTAAGCCCTTCCATCCTACCGCTGGAATACTTAATTTCATTGTCGAGATTAATATAACTTCCTTTGGGACGGCCACTGATTGGGTGCCCATACGAGAACCTGGATGGGTTATAATATTTTGATTGAGTATAAGTTTCCCATGCGGGGTTTGACTCATCTGCTAACGAACCAGAACCCCATTCAGTGGTCAAAGCCCCAATACCACCGGCCCACACAGTCCCAATTACCTGATTGCCAATTATTTTAATCTCTTTGCCAATCATATCCCGCCTTACTTCAGGAGGAGCCTTCGCCTGCACTTGTGCCCAAAGCCAATCGGTGAGAACTTCAATCTCATAAAGATAGACTTTGTTCAAGTCATCTACCATTGCCTTAACATCAAATTTAAGCATGGCTACCCACCAGCCCACACGGAAAGTTGCAGACACATGCAACCGGGAATTTTGAAACGGTCGATGTCGTCTATACGGTAAACATTCCCCGCAATTGTCGCTTTATCCAGCAAAGCAACGGCAGGATTGTTTTGTGCTGTGACCTCAAGCACTGTAGACGGGTTATAACCGGGGTCTTTCAGTTTCATGCCTGCGGTTACAACTTGCGTATGACAAGGTATATTGGAGATAATAGTTGTTGCTGAGGTTCCAAGCAGATTTCCTTGTGAATCGTAAACAGGAACTTCTCGCGTCACGGTAATTGTCGAGTTACATAACAACCCATGCCCAACAATGCAAATCTCCTGCCCATGTACTACCTGCTTCTTTGAGGCCACACAAAGGAACGTTTCTAGCCCCGCTTGCACCAAATCCCCAGTTGTCAACCCGCTTTCTAACAGGGCCACTATCATTCTCTTATTGTGAACAGAATAATCGGAAAAACTTCTCCCTATCCTGCCAATCATAGCCTTGCCTGTGTACGTGGTGCCTTGTCTTGGAATGCTTATGTTAACACCATGATTCAAGATGTGGCTATATTTCTGTTGGTACATTAGACACCACTCCTAAAGGTGAATAGGACATGGCAGGTTCACCTGTAGCCAGAAACAAATTAGCCCCTGCTTTTTTGCTTAGTTCAATTTCTTTCTTCTCCCAGTCAATTTCCTGTAGGCGGTAGGAATAGCCCGTCTCGTCCGATTCCTGAAGTTTTATTCGTTGGGACATACTTGGGCACATCATAGCAGCAAGTTGAAAAATAGCGGCGGATTGTATCAACTCCCAAGAAGTACCCCCGCTCAACTTATAGGCCGTCCATCCTGGGCACTTGCTTTCTATTATTGTTTCAGCCTCTAAAGCTAAATCCTGAATGTCGGCATCTGGCAAGGTTATGGTGTCTGTTGAGTTCAACCCCAACCGCATTCTAACTCTACCCTCATAGCCAACAGGTAAAATATCATTTGCCAACCTATCACCCCCTTAAATGGGGTAGGGGAGTAAGTAATTATACCTACTCCCCGTTTTTAGAATTAAGCATTAGTAGTAAGGGTTTTTACGCAATCTGGGAACAGAACCGCAAATCCAGTTACCTGAGACAACACAATGGTTTCAAACTGGGTTTTAATCATGCGGTCAGTTTCAACAATGTCTGCACCGATTTCAGTTACCTGCTCAAGGGCAAATTTTGGGTCAATTACTAACACCTTGTTTTCTATGGTCGAAGAGGGAAGATAGACACAACGCATAGGCTTGGAGAAGAGGCTCGGTGCCAAGGTTACTCCGCCGCCAACCTGGTTAACGCCGTTAATCTGTGCCAGGAGTGCCAAGGGATCAACATTCGGAGGTTGAATCCCAAGCACTTTGATTAGTTGGGTCTCATCTACAATAGCCGTTCTACCCTGGTAAGGATAGAATTTTAGTCTAAACTTTAGCCAGCTCCCCCAGTCAATACCATCGTTAACTTTACCGCCGAGAGCAGTAAGGTTATAGTTAGTTGCGGCAGTATTAGAATTCCCGTCACCATTGACCAAAACGTTAACCGCATCTTCAGCCAGATCAACTCCGGTCTGCTGGAGAATACCTTCAATCAGCAAGGTGAGCATGTCAATCCGCATCCTTCTGATAAACTCATAAGATGCGTCAATCGCACGTCCTTTCTTTTGCAGGGTAATTGCGTGAGTATGCCCGGTAATGGTCGTTGTCGGAATTTCCGCGCCTTCGGCAACGCGTTTTTTCTGTTTTGCCGAGGTGGACAAATCAACATAAAACGTCTTGTAAGCGTTCCCCTGAATCGGGGTCTTAATGGCCACCAACTCATTCAGAATATCAGGAGCGGTCATGGCCTGACGAGCAACTCGGTTAATAAATTCAGGGAACAGCACATCGCTGGAAGAAGTCCCAAGGAAGAACTTATCCACGGTGTCTGCATATAGGCCTTTGGATTCATCGGTTTTTGTGCGAATGCCAGCCGCAAACATCTGCCGCTCAAAGGCGTCCAACTGCCCAAGCCAAGCATCAGCACCTACATACTGGCTGGACGGGTCTTGTGTTTCCAGAAATTGCGAAAACGTCAAGCCCTTGCTGTAGGCTTCCTTGTACAGATTAAGTCCTGCACCTAACTGTTCTTTAAGCCCGAGATACCCATTAGGTTTAATTTCCGGCATTAAAACGTCACTTCCTTTCGATTTTGCTCAAGAAATACAAAACCCCGCTAGGTTGCGGGGGTTCTTGTTAAATGGTTTTAACAGGTAATTAAAACGCTCTAGCCAAGATATACGATTGCCTTGTGGTTGGTCGCATCAACAGCGACAGCGATTACTCCTTTATTGGTGGTTGATTTCGCTCCCTTTCCGGCTCCATCAAGTTCAACCCAACCTCCGATCTGCACCTCATTAGCTGAGGTAGCATCATGTTCAATGTCAATTTCGACGAATCCCTTGATTTGTACGCCAACGCGATCAGTCTCAAAGACTTTCAGCACCCCATAGGGCGTCCCAGCGTCTGCGCCTAACCCCCATTCTCCATTGCCAGAGATGGTGCCAATTTTGCCAATGTCGCTTGCCGTAATCCCAGAAGCAGGAGCAAGCGTGATCTCTTGATACCCAATACCCATTAAAGATTCTTTCGCTTCCGCATAGGTCATAGCCATTGTTTATACACACTTCCTTTCATCCACGCCTACAGCACGTGGTAGTAAATTTCGTAGGCCCCAACCAAACCAGCAGAGGCACCAGATGCGACAGAAGCAGTTACCCATTTGCCTGCCGCCAATCGTTGCATAAGTTTGCCATTTGTACCCGCGCTTTCGATATTGGTAAATGTGCCGATAGCAGCATTGATGTCTTTACCATCAATCAAGTTATCGCTTGGGGTAGTTGCACTAACCGAGGTTGTGCCAACATCAACAGTACATGCGGCAGAGGTTTTGGTTGTAACAACTAGAGCAACATGTTCAATCAAGATGTCGCCACTTTCAGGGTTTGCCCATGAGAATATCCCACCACCAGTATCAACCGCCGCCAAATTGCCAGTAGCCTTTTTTAATGCCCCGCGATTAATTTCTGTGGCAACAGCAGTAAGCCCGCTAAGTTTGTTTAATTCGGCAGTGCTGGCGGTAAGTCCACTAAGTTTGTTTATTTCGGCGGCAGTTGCGGTTATTTCGGTATTCCCAATAAAATACTTGTTGGCTTTAATGCCCAATTTGTATCACCCCCTAAACCTTGTAAAGCCTTGGGTCAGCCTTTGGAGCAATGGCTTCGCTGGGAAGATTCAACTCTTGCCCTTCGGTATGTTGAATCACTCCAAGTTTGGCTAGTGCCTTAGCTTCCCATTTGTCACCCATTGCTTTGATCTCATCAATTTCAAGAGAAGCAAACATCTTTTTAAAGGTATCTTCCGCGAAGTCGTTTCCTTCAGCACGAACACCAGATGCAAGCGCAGAAGCGATTACGTCCTCCCGGTATTTCTCGCCTAGTTTGGCAAGTGCGGTCAACTCGTCAATTTTGGCTTTCAAACTTTCAATTTCTGATTCTTTTTCACCAAGTATGGTTTGCATTTCTTCTATTTTGGCAGTCAGAGAATCAACCTGTGCTTGGAAAGCCATTTTTTCTTCATCTGTCACCGTTTGATCACTTCCTTTCGTGGATTTCGCCTTCAATTCGGCGTTTAAGGTTCCGTCAAGTGCGTCCCGCAAGAAATGCTCATGGCCTGCGTCTAAAAGTTCTTTTACGGCTTCCTTGTGTTTCGCAATCAACTTCGCCATTGTCCAACCTTCAGGCAGGTTTTCCTTGTTTGAATACAATTGGTGATACAGTTGATGCAACTCGCTTGCATCGCGTATGTCTTCTCTTTCAATATGGAACACTGCCGCGCTGGACGATAGACAACAAAAAACTGGTGAATTTTTGTCCACCAGTTTCAGGTCTGCTATATTGCTAAAACTTTGCTTCTTAGATGTGTTAAATCTTTCTAGTGGCTTACCCGTTAGCACCCCCGCATCGGGATAAGCCCCAGCGCAAACAATCGAATTTTCAATCATCATGCTGCTGTCAACCATTGGCGGAGGGGCAGGTTTAGCTGTAACATAGCACTGTCTCTGTTTACCATCTACCTCATAAATTTGGCCGGGCCAGTGCGAGCATTTTTCAAAATCCCGAATGTCATTTCCGCAAATCGAGCATTCACTGAATCCCCAAGTTACTGAAACCGAAGAATCATGGAGAACACCAGTAACAATCTGTTGGTGAATATCATCCGTGGTAAAATCACCGATGTAAGTTTTTGCCCCTTTGGGCATATACATAGTGCCTATTAGTTGCCGTTCGCCTTTGCTGTCTGTGATTATCTGCCCGTCAAAGAACCGGCCAAATGGTATCGTTACATTGCCAACCGGCAAACTCCCAAAGCTATGGTCAGCAATTTGAACAACATCTCCGTTTTTGATGTTGTTTAGGTAAATCTGCAACAGTGAATCGTCAAACCGCAAAGCCCTTGATGGGATGGGAGTCGTCCCTAACAACGTAAACGAATGAATGTAAACATCATCTCGTGTCAGTGGCGTTTTTGTAAATCGATTAATCAAAGCCGTTTGCTCATCCGTTATCTGTTCGGAAGAAATATAAGCCATTGATAACGATTCATCATCTTTGTTGGATTTTCTAAACCTGTCCATCTGCTTTTGAGCAACCGCCCTAACCTTTGGTTTGTCCTCTTCAGGGATATTTGAACCATCAATACGCGCCAATGTATTCTGCACGGCATTATGCACTACATGGGGCCTCCCGTTCTCAATCCTCACATACGGGAACTTGAATTGCCCAAAATCCTTGAGTTCTCCTTCTTCATGCCAAAAGTAGGCTTTCCGATATTTTTGCCAGTCTATTTTCTCTTTGTCACCCGATCCATCAGTTGAAGCCCACTTACGAATGCCCTGTTCAGCTTCATCGGCGTCCCATTCCCACCTTTCAGATAAAGGAAAATCATGATACGGTTCGGCAGGCATCTTTTTCACCTCCAGGTTGGTTTATTAATTTGGTACAGTCGCTTATCACCATTTTCACCGGGTCACCGCCATAAGTGTTTAATAAAATAGCTTTTTTGATTTGCTCAACCGTCAAATCACGTTTCGCTTGTTTGACTAATTCTTCTATGTCATAACTCACAAAAAATCACCTCTTCTTGCTTTTTGGAACTACGGCAGGTTGTGGCATTGCATTTTTCTTCTTCTTTTTACCCTTGCCCTTCTTTTTGGAACCCAACCTAAACACTCCTTTTCTTATTATGTCGCTGGCGGAGAACCATGCCTTGGAATGTCTATCCCGCCTTTTTGTTCCTCGCGCCTTTTACGTTCTTCTATCAACTGTTGCCAATCGGAAGGCAAACCGATAAGCCCAAGGTTAGCACGATGCAGTTGTGTTTCTTCAAGGTCAGATATTGCTCCGCGCAACCTAGCCGCAATAATCACGTCCTGCAAAGTCTGTTTTTCAGCCACAATTTGTAGGTCAGAACGCAAATCAACAGGCATAAAGGAAACGTCAACAAATCCACGAATACCCTCAAGGTTCAGAGCCATCGTAAAAACCCGTTCCAGAATGCGCTCAACGTTCTTTTGTAACGATTCAATGCCACGCGAATATATCTTCAGTTCGGCGGCATACCTTTCTCCGCCAACCGATGTATCGGGCCTGCCAAGAATCGTACCTAGTGTTTTTAGAGAAGCAGCTAGGCTCCGTTCAATAACTTGTATAACGCTTTCCGTCCTTATCATCTGCCCGGTTCCACCTTTGCCCACCAAATCCATCTCTAAGGCATCGGTGGTAACCAGAATATCATCGGGATTGAGATTTTGCAGTTGCGATTCTATGTCGCTTTTAATCCGCATCACCCAGTCGGTAAATTTAGCCGGATCCATGCGAACAAAATCGGGCGCGTTGTTGCGTATGACCTCTTCAAGCAATTTCGCATGAATGCGCGGATAACCAACCTGATGCAAAGCAGCCTTCAAATCCGATAAAACCTGTAATTGAAAAGCCACAATTGCAGGCACAGAAGCCAAGGGGTTGCGCCCATAGGGGTCATCAATTGCTTCATCTACTGCCTCGATAAAAATCGTCGGATAATCAAGAGAAACATATCCATTTTGTCCTTGTAAACCCTGCCATTGGTAGGGTATGATGCGTTTAGTCTTGGGGTCTGTCTTGTAGTAAATAGTGCCTGTATCAAAAGCAACTATGCTGTGCATCCGCGCATTGGCATCTAGAACTAATTCGCATCCCATCGCGCCACGCAACATCGCATTAAGCAATAACTGTAGAGAAAGTTTATCTATCCCCTGTGAGCGTTGAAAACTAGTACTGTCTGTGGGATGATTTAGTTTCCAAACCATTTCATCAAGGACTCTTTGTGCACGCTTACTTTCTGTTCCGTCTGGATTTTTAGCTTTGAACTGTATATCCGTATTTGCCACCCTGAGAAACTGCCAAAGACTAAGACTAACTTCAGGATGAACCACAGACAGCATATCCAATAAGTCATTTAAGGAGTAATACTTAAACGTTGTTGCATCTATGCTTCTAACGTGTTCCCACTTTCTTGGCAAAAAAGCAAATGGGCTATATGCCCATTGTTGCAATTGATTAGTTTTGGCTACACCTGCTGTCACGGGTGGTGTTGCAATATCTGGAGAACGAGCATTTCTTATGCTGCTAAAGATTTTTAGTAATTTCAATTTTAGTCACCACCCCTTTTACCAGTTCGTTTTCACGCCACTTATCATGGGCATCAAAGTGTGTTTGGATTGGCTTTGTCTTTGGGTAAATAATTGCACTGCCATATGCAACGCATCTGCCTGGTCGTCATGTTTCCACATGCCCAGAAAAATTAATTCCTGAATCAATGACTGTTGGTTTTTGCCAAACTTGACATATCCATTACGAATCATTGGTTCAAGCGATTTTATCCTCGTCTCTTTATCGCCAGTCGGCTTAGGTTCTGTTACAACGTTGATATAAACTCCAGCTTTTGCAGATTCTTTGCGTAAGTCATCCGCAAGCAGGTCTTGAAACTGAACAGCCTCAACGTAGACCTCTTGATAATTGAATCGTTTCTGTTTTTCGATTAAATCTTGAATAATCTGTGAGGGCCTGCGAATTTTGGCATCGCTCTCAACTACATATAAATAGCCATTTTTGTCTTGTGCAATGGTAACTATAGCTGAAGGGTCAGCTTTATCAGATTTCCCAAGTGATGGGTCTAAAGCCGCTTTAACCACACACTCCTTTAAATCGGGCAGATCTTTATCATCGTAATAATGAAAGTTCTTGTCTAAAATCCAAGCGTTTGTTTCGTCCAAAGGCTCATTCTGTATCTCACAGTTAAACGCCAATATTCCTGTATCGACAATTTGAAGTTGATAGTCATAATAACTTATACGCTCAGGCCATATCACCTGAGTCCCAGCCAGCATCTCTTGTTTGTGCTTTTTAAAAAAATCTTTTGCCTTCTCTTCTCGCCTTTCATCTTCTAAGTTTGTTATTATTTCTTGCCATTTTTCCCAAAGTTTTGAATTAGACCACTTAATGATACCTTTGTACTTCTTAGTTTTAAAACGTCCTTTTTTGAAGATATTGTTCAAAAGCGAGTCATAATGAAGGATTGTACCGATAATTGTTATGTCCGTTTTTTCGTCACCAAGATACGAAACAGCACGGTCAAACCAATCCTTCTTTTTGCGTCTTTGCTCAGGACTTTTTACTTCTTCATCATCCTCTATGTCATCCAGAATAACCAGATCTGGGCGGTAGTTTTTGTACCTTATCCCGCGAACAGCTCCACCACTGCCACGAGCCATAATAACACAACCGTTTTTTAAGTGAACTTCATCCACCTTCCAAATAGTGCCTTTAACGTCTTTGAAATCTTCAAGCAAATATTCATTGGACTCTAGTTCGTTCTTTAAAGACTCAAATATCTTTATAGCCATCGCCGAACTCGCACTAAATACAACAATAAACTTCTTTTTTTTGTAAAGAGCACACCAAATCGGGAATATCAAAGACCATAAAGTTGACTTAGCGTGTCCCCGCGGTGCAGCAATGGCTATCTTTTTACCACCTCTACTTTTTGCCAAATCCTGCATCATGCGATACATCTCGCGGTGAAACTTCGGAACTGCATATTCGAGATAGTCAGGGAAATAAGCCCTTGCGAAAAACTCAATATCCTCCGCAGCTAAAAGTTTCCGTAGTCCCTTAGACCCAGTTAAAGGCAATTCTGATTCTGGTGTATCAAGTATTATGTCTACTTCTTCAGAAGAATAATGTTTCGGCAAGTATTCTTCCACCAAAGAAGCAAGATATTGTTCGTATTTCTTGCTAACCAATTTATCACCACCAGAATTTACAAAAAGCCCCACCTCGGCTGTCGGTCTCAAAACGTTCCTGACAGTGCTCGTTCACCTAGCGTCATAGGCAGGGCTTGAGTCAGGCTAAATTATCTGGGGCCGCCTAGAGGATTCGAACCCCTGACCCGATGCTTACAAGGCACCTGCTCTACCAATTGAGCTAAGGCGGCATTTGTTTGCCGTTGTTAAGGGACAACGGCAAAACCCTCCATGCATGGAACTAAACTAAGCACCGCCATTGTCTCGCAACGGCGGGGGGATATAAGCCCGTGATAAGGCCCACAGGCGAAGCCACTACTACTGTAAAGTAACTATTAACATTGCAACCTCAAGGCAGGCCCTTTCCTCCCAGGCTAATCCAACCGCAAAAGCAATTGGCTTCATGTAGGAAACTCACCACGGCTAAGGCGTATCTTGTAATCCTACTTTCACCCTGCCCCGACCGTTGAGTTTCTCCATGTGGACGGCGTCATAATATGGGCAGGCGGTGGCCGGTGCTGCCAAAGTTTCATCCGGTACCGGATGCTGCATTTGAATGTAATATGTTTCCCCTGCCGGACGGGCATAAGTTGGGTTAGTATCCGGCTTGAGAATGGCTTGAAGTTGCTCGTTTTGATTGAAAATGTAGAGCATCTTATCACCTCTTCGTGCTATCGCCACCCGTTAGCTTAGTAAACAATATCCTTCATCAACTCATTGATCATATTTCTTTCTCCGCTGTTTCATTAATCAATCTGGTAATAAGTTCGTTTTGCTTAACAATTAATTTCTCTTGTTGATTTATAATATCCAATAAATCCAAATAGTTTTTAACACCAACTTCACTCCGGCATTCCTTCATCTTGTGGTACATCTCTAACCTCAACCCCTATAAAAATATAATCTCCCATATCAACAGGCGCAACCTGGAAAACTGCTTGTGTTGTTTGGTCAAACTCGGGAATTTCTGCATAAACTATCGGTTTGTTTTGCATGTTCACTCACCACCTTTTTGGCTTTTCTAATACTTATAATTGATTTAACGTACTTATTGTAAAAATTATAACTATTACTTCGTTTTATCCATCCCCAATAAGATATTACCGCACAGGCATCTTTGTAATTAAGTTTGCCCTTCTTTTTAATTTTTACTATACGCCGTCTTATCCTAAGTGCATTACGTTTCCGTAAAATGGTTTTGTTCCTGAAAAAGCGGAAACCCAAAAAGTCAATTGCTCTACTATTTACTTTAAATACCTGCCAGTTATCCTTTAATTTTAAATTTATACTTGCAAGGTATTCGGCAATTGCAATACGTGCTTTGTGTAATTTCTTTTTATTTGGGCCTAGTAATACAAGGTCATCAACGTATCTAATATAGTATTTTACCCCCAACTTCTCTTTGATGTAATGATCGAGTCCTTGCAAAAAGAAGTTTGCAAACCACTGACTGGTGTAATTACCAATAGGCAGTCCCTGGTTGCTATCAATAATGGTATCAATAAGCCATAAGCAATCCTGATCTTTAATCTTCGCTCGGAACATCTGCTTCAGAATTTCGTTATTAACTGACGGGTAAAACTTTGTGATATCAAGTTTTAGGCAGTATTTGGTATTCTTGTGATCTTTATCTAGCCACTTTCTTAGTGCCTTTTGTGCGTAAGCAGTTCCCCTACCGGGGACACTGCCGCAGTTATACTTATACATTCCACGCATGATGATTGGCTGTAGTTGCAACATCAATGCCCAATGAATAATTTGGTCAGGGTAAAACGCCGGTTTATGGATAGTTCGCTCTTTTTTATTTGCTCCATCCATGATGGTTTTAATTTTGTATGGAGATGGCGCATAAGCCTTGGCTAACAACATCTCCCGTATTCCAACTGCCGCGCGATCAATATTTTTAATAACGCGTTTGACACGCTTTTGATTACGTTTTCCAAGTGAAGCCTTCATAATTGCCCGTTTGATGTTGTCTAAATCGCAAATTCGCTCAAATATAAATCCTGCTCTCTTCAACATCCCGCCTTCTTCTTATTAGCCTCAAGGTGTTTCGAATAAACTACTAAACCCTGCTCTTTGTCGGCCTAATTTTCACCAAGCGGTGAGGAATATAGAGTGCAAAAACTA